TCGGGAGCGGTCACCTGGGCCAGGTCCACCATCTCGGTGTAGTATTTCTGATTGCGGGCCACAACATCATCCAGAAGTTTGTCCAGCTTCTCCGCCCCGGTACTGGTGGTGCTGGCGATGGTTTTCTCGATGTCCTCCAGGTCGATTCCGTGGGAACGGAGGGCCCGGATGTCCTGCACCGTGACCTCGTTGAGCTGGTCCGCGATCCTGAGCCGGGAGCAGATTTCCTCAAGAAGTTTCAGCTCCAGGCCCCGAAAGAGCTCAGCCAGCTCCTCGGGGAGGGCATCGAGCAAAGATGGGCTAAATGGATACTTCATGATAGCAGACGCTTAATTAATCCAGCGAGGACAAGACCTAAGATAATGGCCCAAGGAACATAAGTGATTAAAGATAGGATCAAAACCGCCAAATCGCCCCAATCAAAAGGACCTTTCAACCTTTTCATTCTACCTCCTCCTGCTCATCGTCCGCCATATCCGCCATAGCCGGAAGCATCTTCTTTGCGGTCTTCTCGTCCTCACCAAAGTAGCGCATACGATATTCCACTGGGCCGATGATCGAGGCATCCAAAAGAGACAGCCCCATCGCCATATCCTGCCGCCGGGTGTCTGGGTCGTCCAGCACCCCATCGCCCCAGTTGTATTCCACGCTGTACTCCCCTGCCGGGGCCAGCCGCGCCAGGTCGCACCAGGCGTCCATAGCGTAGAGCAGATCGTCCAGCACAGCTTGCGCTCTTTTTTGGATGCCCTTTCCTGTGACGAACTGCCGCTGCTTTGCTGCCAGTATTTCGGTGGCGGTCCTTTCCACGCTCTGAGGGTCTGATATCGCTCCGAACGCCAGCCCGACATTGAATTCGATCCGTTGGAGTATCCGTTGAAAGCCTCGATAGAACGGATCGTCGCGGATCTCCGGGTTCAGAAACTGGAAGAAGTCCGGCTGGCTGAACGTGCCATACTCAAATAGTCGGTCCTTGACCTGACCCGCCCCTACGGCACCGCGGTCCAGCAAGACCTTCCGCTCCCCGCTGGCATACTCCCAGAACAGTTTCTCCCACATAAGGTCGGCTTGCTTGATGAGGCCGACTGTGCTTCCCCCATACACTGACGCCCCCATCGGGGAAGATGGCTCGATGCGGTTCCCCCCTGGAGGCTTGAAGTAGGCGAACAGCGGCTTCTCCAGTCCTTCGATCTCTTCCCGTTCAGACAAGCGCTCCCACTCTTTCACCGAAGAGAGCGGCACCTGCGCCCCGATCCCGCCGTCCTTTCCGCTGCGAAATGCCTTGTTCTCCACCACATAGACCCGGCTCCCATCATCTCGCAGCTGGAAATCGTGATGCTCCAGTTTGATGAACCAATCCTTGCCCTGTCTGACCGGCTCGCTCTTGAAAACGCCGCAGATGGCTTTCCCGGTGCCGTCAAAGACAGTCGGCGTGAATCGGGTGGTAAAGGCGTCCACAAGGATCGTGCTGTCGCTTGGATACGGCTTGAAGCACACGCCGCCTAGACACAGGCCCAGCTCCAGGCTCTTGCTGAACTCATCCACCACCCGGCCGAGCTGTTGGTCGATGTACTCAGCCCGAGCGCTGCCGGATACAGCGACAGAGAACTCCGTCAGCGCGTGCCGGGCCAGCTCCCGGCCGATCGCCCCCGGTATGCCAAGAGGCCGCACATCGCACGTTTCCCACGGGGGATGGTCGATGTACATGGACCACCAGAGAGCGATGTTGTCCTCCATCTTTCTGGACACCGCGGGATAGGTGCCGAACTCCTTCTCGATGGTCCCGGCGGGGATGGTCTCTCTATTCGATTTTCCGAAACCGAACAGGTCCCGCGCCCAGTCAAAAAATCCCATGCCGCTGTCTCTCCTCAAAAGATGATCCCCGCCACCTCATATCGAGACAGCGGGGGCTTCCAGTCAGCCGCAAAATTGTATCTGCTGGTTGGTCTGACGGATGATCATAGATACGTTGGTGCTGGGCCTCCATTTCTGGATGTACTCCACCGCTTCGTCAAAACGCTTGCGCGGGATATTGTTCCGGCTGTTCACCCTAAACCAGTTTTGAATGTCCCGGTTGCACTCGCTGTATACCCGGCCGCGTACGTTTTTGTCATGGTAGGCCGGAGAGTCCGAACCTCCCAAGGCAGTAATGACCACGGCGCTGACCTGAGAAGCAAGGGTCCGTTGCTGGCTGTAGTCCACCACCATGTTTTCTTCCAGGGCGGAGATCCGCTGCTCGTGCTCCACGGTGCGGTGGTCCAGCATAAAGATGGCTTGCAGCTCTTTGGATGCGCCGCCATATTGCCAATTAGGCATAAACGCCGCTACAAGCACATCCTTGACCTTCATCTGGTATTCCATCAGCTTTTCGGCAAGCTCCGGGGTTTTCGCCTCCATTGTGGGCGTGATGCTGATTTTCGCCAGCCAGAGGGGGACGAAGTCCAGTTTCAAACACAAGACTTCGCGATTTCCGTACCCCGTTCCGTTCAGGACCAAATTTGATCCCCCTTTGGAAAGCACCTTGTCAGCTTGGATATTGGCGATTTGCCGCTTGCGCTGGCCCTCACTAAAGCCGATGCCATCACACATCCAGCGGACACCCGCCCAGATTTGCCCGTCCTCATCACGAGCGGCCATGAGTTCCGTACCCAGGAAGGGCACCTTCTTGACTTCCAGTTCATTCATGTTGAGAGCTCTCCTTTCAAGATCTGACAGGAGAGGCGGCGGGAACATACCCCGCTCATGCGTTTCCTCTTGTGGGGCAGCCATCCGGCTCATGCACCCGATGGCTGCATATGTGTGCGGGCAGGGATTTGCACCCTGCATGGCAAGCCCCCCTTTGCAAAGATACTTCCTCGCTTGCCTTCCCAATCTCCCATAGCGTCTACTCTCGCCACGCAACAGTCCGTTGTGTCAACAGGCACACCCGGCAAATCAGTTGCGCAGTTTTCACCACCCGAAGGTGTCTATTCCGCCACCGCACATTTTGACTGCTAAAACCCAATTTCTGCTCACAGCCACAGTCTACCCCAAACTTATCTACGCAGACCGCTCCCATCTGGTGGAACACCCCGGATTTGAACCGTGCTTCCTAGTCCCAAACCAGGCGTGCTGCCATTACACCAGGTGCTCCATATGCTGGATACTCTCCCTCTCGACCTCTCCAGCGTTGCGCACTCCCTACTAGGTGGCCACCCTTAACAACGTCGTGCGCGTCCCATATGCGCCCCGCCGCCATTCACAGCGGGGCGATTACAATTTGAGAGTGATTTTGATTTATCTGACCCCATGGCCGCGGTTACTTGAATCCCGATGTATACCACGGCAAACGGGTGTCACGGCCGGCCCGGCTTCCCCCGATACTTTTAGCCTCGGGGCGGGTCAGGTTTTTGCCGCCTGTCAACGGGGTCAGGATGACATAGTGCGGCGAGGAACAGCAGATAAGCAACACCATATTCAACATTGGCTACTGCACCTCCAATCTGGGATTTACCCCATTCTGTCCCGCATGGCTGACGGGTGCCTGTGACCGTCCAAATCACAGGACGCTGGGGCCGTTATCCGGTGACGGCGTGGCCCGGCTTAACGGGCGGGACGGACTATCCCGGCGCCGCCCGTGCTCCTATCGTAGCATAAAAACAGGGTCAAAAAGTCGCAACTTTCAATCGAGGAAATCTCGGTTTCGGGCCACTTCCTCAAAAAACCTCCGTTGCCACCTTGCCGCCGTCGCCCTGTCGCATGGCACCGTCAGCGCCGCTCCTTCCACCGTGTGCGTCCTCTCCAGGTGTACAAGCCGAACAACCTTCATCCGAGCCTCACCGTTCTCCATGCGCCGCGTGGCGTCTATGGCGGCTTTTACGGCCTCGTAGTTCATCATTTCCACGCGGGACAGGTCTTTACCTATCTGCCCCGGGTAAGCCCGTATGATGGCCTTCACGTGGCCCCACCAGGGGTAATGCCGTTTATTCATTCTGTTTCCGCCCGGCCTTTCTCTTGACGTACGGGACGATGTACCCTGTGTCTCTTTTTATCCTGTAAATACACTCTGATATGTAGCTCGGGGCAACGTTCAGAACATCCGCGATCTGCGGAATGGTCAGGTCCGCCCAATCACCCTCAAACGCAGACCACAAAACGGATATTTTTTTGCCGTTTCTGTCGTTTTGCAAATATTTGGTGTATGGGTTTTCAGGCTTAATCACACCGGCCTCCTTTCTGCGGGCCGCGCCATTGCCAGTGCCCTCTGTTGCTGACCGCACAACCAATTCTGTGCTGCTCATCAAACAGGCACACTCTCCTGTGCTTGCAAACTCCGCACCTCCCTTTCAAGTCCTCCACCGCCGCATCCCGCTCCGCAAGGAGGGTTTCGATGGCAGCGGCGGCTTCGTCGCAAATCAACGGATGGCTGTTAATGTCGGATTCCCCCGCCCAATAGTCGTAAACTCTTAGACGCTCAATCAGCTCTTTGTAATCCATGTCAGTCCTCCTTCGGCTTGCAACGGTAGGCAAGCCAAGCGTCTCCAAAATCATAATAATCTAATGCAAAAATAGTCCCAGGCCATCCGCAGCAAAACGCTTCACCACTAGTATAATCATCAAATTTACAGTAATATCCGGACTTCGTTCTCCGGAAGCGGCTTGGCTTTAATATTTCAACCCAAACCCAATCCATCAAGTCCATCCCCCGCAGCTTCTCCAGGGTCAGGGGGTCGTTAGGCGGCGGGGTGATGGTCGGAGCATTATTTATCATCGCCATAAAGTCATTGGCTGGTCCAGCATCTATCTCGGTTCCCCATGCACGAAATAGTTCTTCAAACAGTGAATCCGCATCAATCAGTCTCATTGTCTGCCTCCTCCCTCTTTTTCAGCGCCGCCTCGGCTTCCTTGGTGAGGGGGCGGTCGCAGAACGGGCAGTAGCTTTCTTTCTTGCCGAGGAGAAATTCCACCACCTCCTCGTCGCCGCAAAACCTGCACCCCTCCCACCGGCTCCTGTCCAGCTTGGCGGGGGCCTGCTGGGCGCGGAGTGCGGCAACAGCCAACCGGCACGCCTCCTGGTGGGAATGCGTATAGCATTCGTTCCCTATGTAGGATTCAAAATGTTTGATCGCTTCTTCTCTGGTCATAATTCAACCCCCCAAATGATATTTTGTCACCGCAATTGGAAATTCTTCAATCTCGCTGGCCCACAGACAGGACCCCGACCCGTTCAGCCGCTCCCAGATCAGCGGGAACCCGCCGATACCGTCAAAGAGGCTCGCCATCGTGGCGTCCCGCTCGTAACAGGCGCACAGCCGTTTCAGCACCCACGCCCACGGCGGTAATGCGATAGAATTTCCCAGGGCCTTATACCTGGCGCCGTCGCTGCTTTCCTTGTGGAGCTTCCCGGCGCTGTCCGTCCACGGCCCTATGTCTGTCCACCCGTCCGGGTACCCTTGTAGGCGTTCACATTCCAGGGGCGTGAGGCGGCGTACCTGTCCGCCTACCACAAGCGTTTCCGAGGCATGGCGCGTCCCATTGTGTGCGGTCAGCGTTCCCACACCCTCCCGGTATTCTCCAAAAGTGTGCTGGCGCATAACAATTGCCGTGTAGTCCGTGACCCGGCTCTGGTGGTCACCGGTTTTTCCGTCTCCGTTCCCTCTGGCATCGTATATATACCCGCACACCGTTCGGCCACCGCCTCCGTCACTCCCTGCAAGGGTTGGCGTTACGCCTCGCGTTGAGAATACCCGCTTTTCCTGATTGTCCCAGCCGGTCAAGTAATCTGTTCCACTCCGAAAAACTGCCATCGGTTTCCCAGTGTCAATCGTCGGCGCTTTTTCTTCCTCATACCCGATACTTCCCGCACTTGCGCCCGCATGAGGCTTGAACCCAGCACAGACCGCATGGTGGTCAATCGTGTTCATCGTGAACATTGGTTCTTTTGGTATGCCAAGACCGTTCATTTTCGCTTCCCGGTCTCCGGCTTTTCCTTGCAGACGCCACACTGTGCCAGCAGCGCCGCCTCCAGCTCCGGCGGCAGCTTCTTCCCCCGCCGCTCTGCTCTCCGCAGTATCCCCGCACACGCTTTTGCGGATAAATAGTATTTCGGGTGCGGCGTGTCCTCCAAAATCTGCGACAAGCGCGATACGACGGCGACGCTGGGGCACTCCCCAAAACTGTGCGTCGAGAACTCGGTAGGAGATAGACCATCCGTCTCCATACCAGCAGTCAGCCAGAGGCCACTTTCCTTTTGTAGGTAGTGGAACGTCGGGCGCGTCTGGATCCGCGATTCTGATTGTCTCTTCGAGGACCGCTTTGAAGTCTTCTCCTTTGTTTGAGCTAAAGGCTCCGACAACATTTTCCCACACCATGAATCGGGGCCGAATAAACTCACCTGTTCTGCCTCGACCTGCATCTGCCTCCCTCATTTCCTTAATGATTCTGATTTGTTCCATAAACACGCCGCTCCGCTCCCCGGCGAGGCCCGCCCGTTTCCCTGCCACAGACAGGTCTTGGCAAACACGGTGAACCACCAATGACTACATCCACGCCGGGCAGCTCGTACCCGTTCAGCTTCATAATGTCTCCTAAATGTTCCACCTAAACCACCTCCTCCCCGTCCAGCTCCAAAATTTCCACCCGGATGCACCCGCCGTCCCACATCTCGTGAGATACCCCCTTAAGCCATTTTCGCCGGTCATCATGGAGTACATAGCCCTTCATGGCGTCTACCAAGCACTTGCCAATAACGGCATGGTTGTCCACGTCCAGGCCATCGTCCCAGTAGAATTTTACTTTCACGGGACGCTCAAACAGCTTTTTCGGTATCTTTGCCCTGCGCATGGCTGAAATCGCCATGAGATGCAGCTCGTTGGCGTCCCGCTTGCGCACCTGCCACGGCTTCCCAGCGTAGTAGGCGTTCAGCCCAAAGCGGCGGCAAAAGTTTGATTTCGCTTTCTTGCCGACGGGGTATTGGATCGTAAACGTCACCCTCCTCCCTCCTGCTCTTTCAAAAACTCGTCCAGCCAGTCGTTGTTTTTTTGAATGCGGGCCGCGTCCGGCTGGAAGTCCGGCTTTCGCCCTCCGCTTTGCATGGGTTTGCTCCAACGCTCCCACTTTTCGGCATTTCGGCAAGCCGCTTTCCAGTCTTTCATTGGAGCCTTTCCTACGAGCCAGCCCTTCGAAGCGTAGAAGTCGATAAACCCCTGCGGGTCTACGCCGCTCCCCCGCTCCCGGACATAAGCAGCCACTTCCTCCAGCGTGGGCGGGGTGAAGCGCGGGCTTCGCGCGCGCCCACTCTCTCCGTTAGGAGAGAGTTTCTTAGTCTTAGTCTTTGTCTTTATATGGCTGTCGGATATACTGGCGGATATACTGGCGGAAATACTGTCGGATATACTGTAATTACTACAGTGTTTTTTGCAAAGGGCGTACTGATTCGGTGTCCCCTTGCGCCCTTTTTTTGGTTTCGAGCCATTGGTTGAAATCGTTCAGATAGTCTATGTAGGTCATATCTGCACCGCTTTACTCGCTTTCGAGATAAGGAAAGCAGACCATATTGACACAAGAACTCCTATCCACAATACGTAAAACTATCTCAAGTTCATCTTCATTCAGCCCTTCAAGGCGTATAGTGCCGTCAAGTTCCTCAATGTCAAAGATGTTTTCCTTTTCAAAAAGAAGAACATCGCATTTTATTTTTTTCATACTACCCCCCATCAAAATGGCAAATCACCATCGTCATCCGCCAGCTCCGAAAACGCATCCCCACCAGACGGCACCCCATAATCCGCTGGGGCCTGACAGCCCCTGGAGGTGTTGGAACTGTCGCCGTCCCGCTTGGAATCGCCAAAGTAGACACTGTCGGCCACCACCTCGGCGGAGCGGCGCTTGTTGCCATCCTTGTCGGTCCAGTCCCTAATCTGCAAGCGGCCCTCCACCGCGGCCATACGGCCCTTTGTGAAGTAGCGGCTCACAAATTCACCGGTCTGCCGCCACGCCACCACGTCGATCCAGTCGGTGGCACGCTCGCCGGTGTTCTTGTCCTTGAAATCCCGGTCCGCTGCCAGTGTAAAGCTGGCCACGGCGGTGCCGCTCTGGGTGTGGCGCAGTTCAGGATCACGGGCCAAGCGGCCCATAATTACAATGTGGTTAAGCATTTCATCCCCTCCTGTTCCATGCTTTCGCCGCCTGACATTGCGCGACAAATTTGCTATCGTGCCATGTCTGAATATAGCGAATTGGGCCACCGGCACCGCATTCTTTACACAAAATTCGATATCCGTTTTTGTAAAGACGCACATGACCTGTTCCGGTACGACAGAACGGACATTTTCGAAGCTTTACATTAAAATCTTCCATTTTCTACTCCCTCTTGTATTCGATATAAATCACAGTCTTGTTGCCGTCCTTCCGCCGTCTCTGGCGGACGGTGTACCCGGCCCGGCAAAGGGCCAGAGCCACCGCCTCGCGGTCAGCGGGGATCGTGATGTCAAGGGGTGTCCAGTCCATCAATGAACCTCCTGTTCTTCCATAATGGTCACATATCCCGCATCAGCCATGACAGAAAGAAACCAAACTACCTTTTCAACCGCAACGGCAATATCTTCAGGCCTCATTTTTTTATCTACCACAATCTGGATTTCTCCTTCGTTCTGGCAAACGATCTTAACACACGGCCCAGCCCTATATCTCCCTGTTTTGGACGGAACTCTTGGAATATAAAGCGAAAAAATGTGGGAGCGATAATCATATGTAGGGCGTGAGCATCCAGAAAGGTCAAGGGTCTTAAGCAGATCACTGTCCCATTTTGCATAAATGCTGAAGCCCCCTGTTTTGCTCATAAATCTTTCAAAGTTAAACTTCATACCTTCTCCATTTCCGCCCGCAAGCTGTCCTTGATGTAGTAGTCCAGGCCAAGGCTCTTACACAGGGCCTCCGCCTCCCGGCCAAACTGCGCCCAGTTGATATCTAACGGGTGGTAATTCAGCTTGCCGATTTTCACCTTATCCACAAAGCTGCAGACACCAACAATACAGTCCAAAACATCTTCCGCATTAAGCACCGGCTCAAAAGAAATCCAAGTTTGAATGCCGAGATTCTTTGCGTCCTCCAAAGACTTAACCCGCAAATCTGTGGTGATAGCACCCGGCTCTAATTTTGTTGATTGTATGCACCCGCAAGAAAGCGTCACGCCATACCAATCCTCGCTGTCCAGCAGGTCAAAGTCCCTGCTTCCGTCCCCTTTGGTCAAAATCTGGACATGGTTGCCGTATTCCTTCAGAACCTTGATAACCTCACGCGTGGCGGTCGTGTCGTAGCCGGTGGGATAGGGGTCACAGGTAAAGCACAGGTGGACCAGCTTCCCGGTAATCTGCTCCCGCTCCAACTGCCGCCGCAGTTCCCGCACAATATCCTTGCGCGGCTCCACGCAGGAATGAAACGCTTCCCGGTCCCGGTGCAGGACCTGGGGCGCGAAACAGTAGTAGCAGCGGTGAGGACAGCCGGTGTAGATGTTCACGGCATAGTCCCCGTACTCCGCCGCCGCGCCCTTCGGTTTGTAGATTGGGTTCATTATTTTTTCACTCCCATCACAGAATCAAGGCCAATCACGTCGGCGAGCTTGTCTCCAATTTGCTTTTTCACTTCCTCCGTAATTTTTTTCTTTATTTCATCCGTAACTTCCGTAGTAACCTTTTTGATTGCAAATTCCATGTCATGATTTACAGCTTTGTCGAGAATATATTCCAGGCGCGTTTTGCAAGAGCTATAACCAGAAGCGGGTCTGCCAGAGCTATCCACTTTTTGGTCCAGATATTGAGAGCAGGACTTCTTTAATTGTTCTCGAATGGTTACGCCACGCTTTACAACGTCTCCCCATTCATCGGTGATGTCTTTCGGCGTTTCAAAAAACTCCTGCATCATAGTGTTGAGTTTTTCACCAATCTCTGTTTCAAGAGAGGACATTTTTTGCTCCAAAAGCTTTCTCGCTTCGCCCTCTAAAGAGTTTGTAATGTTTTTCCCAACCTTATCAACGATGCCTGAAAGAATTTCGTCTCTCAGTCGTCCATCAAGGTTTTCTTCCTCGTCCAACCAATCCAGGTTGACGGTTATATTAAATGTTGCCATTATTAAATCGCTCCTCCCATTCCTCGCAGCAGTGGTCATAGTCCGTCCAATCAGAGTAAACATCGCTTTCGCTGTTGTCACAGACAAACTCACCATAGGTGGTTTCTCGAATGTGCCACTTGCACGTCCCGCAGCATTTAGTCTCCATCGGTGGCCTCCTTGTCCATTTTTGCTCCGCACCTCTGGCAATACAGAGGCGGCATCCCAAGAATAACGGTTTCTCAGACGCTGCACCTATGGCCATCCGGCTTGCCTGAAAAACCAACAGGAACCCCTTTTATCCACCGCCCATGCACCACCAAGGCAACGTCGGCGGCGGGTAATTCGGCAATCATGTGTCCAATTGCGTATCGCTCGAAAAGCTGTGCAATGTATATCGGATACGCAGGGCTGTTTGTAGGTGTATCGATCACGCGTGCTCTTGCAAGTGCTTCAAATTCCAAGAGCTTCTTGTAAAGCGCTTCCCGTTCAATGTATTCAGCCATCTTTCTTCCTCGCTTTCAGGTGCCAAATGCGGCATAACGTTCTGTCCAGCACAATCCCGCCGTGGAGGTGGTATTTGTCAAAAAACTCCTGATCTGACATGGTGTGGGCCTCCTCATGCATCTCCGGGCAGAGGGGGAGGGCTTCCAGCCCCTCGTGGAGGATGTCGGTCCTATCCCGGCCCATGCCCACCCGGTCCACGTGGTGGAGCTGGGCAGGCCGCCCCGTAATGCAGCACTTCCTGGCGATGAGACAGGCGTAGATGTAATCCTGTACGTCATCCACGAAGTTTAGAAGCGGGAAGGAGCAGGGAATATCCCAATCCAGAGTGAACCGTACCAGGAACCGCTGAAAGCCGCACACCAGGGACATGGGGGCATTGCTCAGGCTAAATATCTTGTCTGCAGTCTCGTTCAAGTCCTCCGCAATGAATTTCAGCTTCATCCATTCTTTTGTAGAATCGGCCCCCATGCCGGTGTAATTGGATATTTCCCGAAGCAGGGCGTAACAGGTCTTGCGCTGCCTGTCGGAGAGGGGGCGGCTGTCCACCAGCTGCACCAGGCAGGACTTGTACTCCCGCTTGCAGAGGGTAAAATAGTCCTCATACCTGGCCCGGATCAACACGTCCCCTGTCCGCTCATCATAGCCAACAATGCGCCCCTTTACGGTGTCAATGGGGCTTTTCATATGGCTTCCCTCCGCTTCTGCCACCGGTCCTCGTTCATGGCCCAAAATCGCTTGTAAATGTCCAGCCCGCCGGTATCGCCCAGGAATCGGATAAACTCCGATATCGTCTGCTCAATAGGCTTGCAGTCCTCCCGGCGATAGGTCTCAATATAGCAGTTGGCCCCGTCAAAAATCAGGTAGTCAAACCGTTTAGCCTCGGGGAGAAGGTGGAGATACATGGGGTGCTGAGGGCTGTGCTGGTATTTGCCGTACTCATAACGGACCACCTTCTTGATGTCCAGAACGAGCCCCGCCTTGACGTAATCACAGACCCCATAGAGGCAGAAGCCCATCCCGGCCACGGTCAGATCACCGGATACGGGCACTTGAGACAGCCCGCCGGCGCAACGTTTGGCAAAGCGCGTGGCAGCGGATCTCCATTTAGGAGGCGCATCGTCCTCAAGGGCTTCTCCTGCCACAAGGCGGTTCACCATGTCCTCAAACCGCGTACCGTCCTGCATGGCCTTTGTCGGCTCCTTCTCCTCCCGGCGGAGCGCGGAAACGAAAGACGCCCACGCAACGCCGGAATGGTCTTCCTCGGCGTTTAAGTAATAAATCCAGGAGGACAACAAACTTTGCGTCAGCCAGTAAATCATGCCTCCACCTCCTCAAAGCAATCGGTATCTTTGTTGTACTGAATCCCGTGCTCTTTCAGCCGCTTGTTGAACAGCGTGCGCAGTTCCCGCTTGCTGGTGAGAGCGTGGGAAAGTCCGGCGATCACATCAGACGCCGCCTTTGCTGTGTCCGGATCTGCCACTGTCTCAATGGCCGCTTTCCCCTGCTCCATCGCCAGTGTGTACGTATCCCGTTCGCCCTGGTACATCTTCGCTTCCTCGGAAATGCGCTGCTGTGCGGTTTGGAAAAGGTTCGTCAGAAAAAGGTTGGGTTGTCCGGACTGGAGCGCAGGGACGGGCATCGTGCCAGCAATGCCGAAACACCCTTTGGCAAAGTATTCATCCGTGGGGGAGAACCCAATCATGCGGGATCTGTTCTCCACAAACATATGCCCTCCGAAATCAGCCGGGGTCCATACAATGTCCTTTGCGGACCCCTCACAGGAGAGCCGGGTCTGGACGGTGTCGCCCTTGACCTGCTCCGTGGTGTGAAACACCACCACAAGGTGTTTCTTGTCCTGACTTCGGATTTGATAACACAGCCGGTCGAACTCCTGCTTGATAACGCCGAACATTGCCATTCCATTTTTGCTTGCCCGAGCGTCCTGCTTCTTTGCCCAAGGCTTCATCAGCTGCACAAGGGTGCCGCCAGTATCGATAACGATGGTTTCTGCCGCCTGGTATTCCTCGCTCGTCATGTCTTGCAAAAGTTCCTCGTAGGTGGACACTGTGGACGTAGGGCAGCGGTGCTCCGCCTTGATCCGGGCCACGCCGTTGTCGGTGTCAAACAGGAATGGCTTCGGCGCAGACAACGCCAGCGTGGTCTTGCCCAATCCAGGCTGTCCACTGATAATTGCCATGAACTTCTTGTCGCTGAAATCAAGCTCAGCGGGCTTCTTAACTGCCAATTTTATCCCTCCTGTAACGATTGAAAATGCCGTTCATCTCGTCCTCCCCCCTGGTCGTATTCCTCACAATCCGGCCACCAATCATCGTCTTGCTCCTCTTGCTCCGGCCAGTTCACGTCCGGCGGCTCCGCTGGCGGCTCGCGAACGTAATATGCGCGGCAGGCATTGTCGTAAAGAGTGTAGAAGCTCATTCCTGCTCCTCCTCGGCTCCATTGAACAGCGTCATTTGGCAAGACTTGACCCGCTTCTTCTTCCAGTCTTTTGCCATCCTTTCCTCCTTATACTGATTGTATTTTGCGCGGTATTCGTAACTCTTCCCGAAAATATTCCATGCCGCTTTGACCACATTGGGTTCATAGGGTCGGATTTTCTCCAAGTCCACAACGGCCTTGTAGGAGATCGGGCATCCGCAGCACCCCGTGCGCGTCAGCCCATAGACCTCATACGCATCGGAGTATGTAATCCCGTAATACTCCTTGTACCACGCTTTGTCTGCATCGGACACATAGTACAGCGGACGCAGCCGAAACTGCCCGGAGTTTGTCTCTCCAAAGCAAAGCGCCGTGTTGTCCTTGCGTGGAACCGATCGCATACCGCCCTCGTCCCGGCGCTCTCCTGTGATAACCATCTCGTAGCCCTTCTGTACCCGGTGGGCTATCTGCTTCTTACAGTAGTCACAGCACTTGGCGCTGATCCGGAAATCTGGCGGGTATTCGCCAATAAAATCCCGCATATACTTGGAGGAGTTTATGACAAGCTGAATGTTTGGCCTCGGTTCCCCAGCGGTGTTGCAACAGCACAAAAAGTTGATTGTACTTTCACATTTTGGGTATCGCTCCCTCAGCTCCTGCCTCTTTGCCGCCTTGTCCTCCGATCGCTCGTATTCATCTGCGATAGAAAGCGGAATTCCTTTTCTCTGCCAACCCTCCAGGCCCGCAGACATGATCTTAGAGACAAACGGGACGCCGTGTTCTCTGACCGCCGTAACAATATTGACCTTTGGCCTTGCCTCTGTGATCTCCACACCATATTTCTCGGCAACGGCCTTTACATGATCTTTGGTGGCCTTCATCTCCAGCCCGGTGTTAAAGAACACGTATTTGATGGGCGGGAGCTGGAACGCCATGATAGTACGTTCCAGCAGATCGATCATGATATCGCTGTCTGCCCCACCGGAGTAGGAGCAGATGGCGTTTGGGTGCTCCCTCAGCCTCCTGGCGATGATGCTTTGGATCGCCTGGAATTTTGCCGGTGCGTCATAGTCGGCGTATGCGGGGCGGTCTGTATACACTCGGCTTCGATAGGTTTCTTTATCCATTGTCCGCCCACCTTTCCGCCGCCTCCAAGACGGCATTTGCATAACCTCTTGCCCCGGTGTCGCTTCCTGCGTTGTATGCGCAAAGTGCCGCCGCTGTGTCTCCGTACTGCCCCAGGAGATTGCCCAGATGCTCAATACCAGACCGGATATTATCTGCCGGGGAAAGCTTGTCCGGAAAGAACCGGGGGTTCAGCTGGCACAAGCCGTAGCACCCCTCCCGGCTGACCGCGTCCACCCGGAAACGGCTCTCTACCTCAATCAAGCCCAGGGCCAGTGTAAGGGGCACGCTGTACTCCGCACAAGCCTCCTGCAGTGCCTCTTGAAGCTCCGCACTTAGCGGGATGGCAGGATTGTAGGGATCCAGTTCCTCAGTGGGCATGGGCGTTGGCGTAGGAAGCGGCTCGGGGGTAGCCTGGGGCAGTTCGATGTGTATGACCGCCACGGGCGTCGGGGTCGGCTCCGCCTTCGCCCGCTCAATGGAATGGGACAGCACCCAGCCGCCCGCCAGGATTACTGCCACAGCCGCTATAAGCATGAGGGCGGCGAACAAATCGTCAAATTGTTTTCTCATTGCTACCCCCCCCCAACGGCCTCCAGAACCCAGACACCAAGTTGTTTGGTTTGGATTTGGCGGTTACGACCGCCAAGGATTCCCAATGCGGCATTGGGACACAAAGTCCGGCAAAAACGCAATACCCATCGCCAGCCTTGATGCTACCGCCAGCCTTGATGCTCCTTGCGAAAACCGAACCAACAAACTCAATCCACCCAGCAAAAAAGATGTTTTTATTCGGTTCAGCGATATCCTCACTATAGGTGCGGACATCTTCCGTAGGGCCCACGCGGGAAAACAGCCAGCCAGCAAAATCGAGCCGGCCTTCCTCTGCGCAGCGGTCAAGCGCCTCCTGATACTCACCGCCGTCCGGGAACGCTTTCTGGAACTCACGCTGACCTTCACGGCATGCGCCAAGTTCCTTTAAGTAGGCCAAAGTAATTTTGAATGTGCCCTTCATAGTTCCTCCTTGATTTCTCCCTGTGCCCATGATAAAATCAAGGCGACAGGTTAATTGCGAGTAGTACTTGTCCTACCCCGCCGGATGTTCGCCCATCCGACGGGGGTTTTCCATGTGTCTAAACACGAGCGCCTTTTATGCCTCAAAAAACTTCGCAAAATTCTCCGACCCATACTGCCCCCTCGTAAGCTCCAGCAACTCCCGAATGGTGTATCGCTCTTTGAGCTTTTTCCCCAGGCTAGCCACAAACGACTCGCTCCCCTGCTTGCAGGCCCCGGTAATCACGCGGTACATCGTCACCGCTTCCGGGACGGCCATTTCCGCGTCAAGAGACATACCATTGTACTGATCTGCACCGCGATCATTCGCAGCCTTGAACAGCAGATCAGCAACCCCATTTCGGAGCGTGTCACAATGAGCATAATGTTTTCCGTCGAAAATGACACTTCGGCCCGGTATGCGACCAACATAAAACGTATATTGGTTCAGGTGTTTTTCCTTTTTTATGTGTGTCAAAATACCATCAGCATAAATCCAGCGTCCTGGGGAGTAATCCCCGTTATGTAACTGCCTCACCTTTTCTGCGGCTTCGTCCGTGATGCCCGTGCCGCTCAGGAAGAGCCACCCGCCCACGGTCAGATTGTCCGGCAGCGCCGTGATGCCCGTGCCGCTCAGGTCGAGTGAGCCGCCATTTTCATCAATTATCCGTTTTGCCGTTTCAATTGAAATCTTCATTTGCGCCCTCCATATAATAATTCGCTCTGTCTTATGCCCACAGCTCCCGCCGCACCCCGGCCAGTTCCGCCAACTGCCACGCGGCGAAACCCACCGCGTCCGCCTCCGCCAGGAACTTCTCAGCGATAATGTCGCTGGGCGCGTTGATAACGGCCTGCTTGTAATCCTCCATGCTCACAGATATCCCTCCTCTCACTCTGGAATCTTTGCATCTTCCGCCGCGCTGGCGGCTTTTCCTTCATGGATCACAGCAAACTCTGCCTCGATCCCTTTATAGCCGAACGTTTTCTGTCCAAGGAAAAGCATGGCCCGGTCAAATACATCCAGGTTTTCGTTTTCCACAAAACCACCTCCGATTGATGGTATGCCGCCCCGCTTGTCCGACTTGCGCTGTTGCGGTCGGGCTCTTTATGGTTAGTCACGTCCAGATTGCGAAAAACGATGTCGCCACCACGCACAGCACAATGCCCCAAACGAGGTTGTAGAACTTGTACGGCTCCATCGGATGTGCCTCGATATCCAGTACCCCGCCCCACGGCAGGTCAATATGGACTTTCATAAAAATTCCTCCTTTGCTCTTGCGGCCAACAGGAGGAAATGGTATAATATCCTCGGTGCTGGCCTGGTTCCGTCAGGTCTGCTCCTGCCCTCGTTGGTGCGTCATCACCAGCGGGGGCGCTTTTTGTTGCCCTGTTCCCCGGCCTGTGGTAGAATGTGGTCGGAGAAAGGGGGTGGCAGTTTTGGATATCCTTCAAACAATCGTTATTATCGTCCCGAGCGTCCTTTCCATTTGTGTTTCGGGCATTTATGCCTACATCGCCTTAGCGAAGTTAAAGGAGCCAAAGAAAGACGAGGTATGGGCAACCACCGAAAAAATGCTTTGTAACAAACTTGATGAGATGAGCGCAGATGACTTTGCAAAGTTGTACCTATTACTCAAATTTTTTAAAGAACACCCAGAGGATTTAAAGGGCTTCGATACAATCGAGGATGCCCTAAGGGCTAAGCGCGAAACAGAACGAAAAGAACAGAAATGAGTTGTAGTACGCTCAGAACACAAACCGCAAGAAACCCGTAGAAAAACAATTTATAGTCATCTTTTTTCACTAAATTCACCACCTATCCGTACTGGAACCGCTCACACCTCCACCTCAACGCAGATTTTTGCGTTGGGGTGGGCTTTTTTATTTTCTCCACCACCGCAAGCGCTCCCTGAATCGTATTGCTACAATTTTCCACGATAAAGAACTCGGGCTTTGGGCTGAACATCTTGATCATTTCGTCTCACCCCCTCCCGCCGCCCGCCTGGGCGGCTTTTTCATGCGCTGTCCTGCACCGGTTCGGTGCGGTTCCCGTCCTGGTAGAAGTCGAACGGGTCTTTCCCGAGGAACTTGCAGATAGCGATTGCTTCATCCGCTCTCAGACTTCGCTCTTTTCTTACAATGCTTCGCCGCAGGATGCCATCTGAAACCCCGGATGCACGAGAAAGCGCTGAGATATTGATGCCCATCCTCTTGATATAATTAGAAACATTTGTCGTAATGACGTCCGCCACCGTTATGACCTCCTTTCGTTTTAATAGCTTTTTGTTGACCACGGCAGGAAATTTTGCTAAAATGGCTTTGGGTTTAGCGTAACCTCCCTTTTGATAGGCGGCGAAAGGAGGTGAAGCTATGGCGTGTACCTGCAAGCCTAAACGCAGAAGTCCTATGACCGTTACGGTCAAGCGGCATAAGCGTGGTGGTTCGACGGTCAAGCGTCACCGGCGGCACAGTCCCCGGTAACCCACCGCCGCCCTGTGTTACCGCGCAGGGCGGTTTTCTTTCCCGCCGCAGTCGAGTGATTCTTCAAATTGAATCATCATCGTTACTATACCACTCATTTTGAAGAATGTCAATAGGCATTTATTCAAATTGAAGAAAAAAGTATTGACAAAAGCAATGACTTGGATTATCATCAAATTGCGATAAAATAAGGAGGATTTCATATGGACGACGCAATATTAGGGAAAAAGTTACGTGAATTGCGAATACAGGCTGGTAAAACCGTTCCAGAAGTATCAGAATATTTAAAGTCTGTTGGGTGCAAAGCTGCAACTCAAACCATATATGGATGGGAGCGTGGGCATAGTCAGCCGACAATTGATACTTTTATGGAGATGTGTATATTTTATGGTGTAACAGATATTTTTTCTCATTTTGGAGAAAACCCCATAGAAACAAAAAACTCCCCTAGCACAGCCGAAGCTGCGCCAGGGGGAGCTGTTTCTGATATGTTTGACAAGCTGAATGATATGCTCGTCTCGATTGGCCTGATTGGGCCAGAGGATGATTTAACGGCCCAGCAGGCCGAAGTTCTGATTGCCGTCTGCCGAATTATCAACGCTACTTTCCAAGACTAACCTAATAGCCTCCAGAACTTTGCCCTGGTTTTTGCACCCGGCAAGTTCTGCCGCCACTCGTAATAGATTTGGTTTGTTTGTGTACTTGTTCTCCAAACTGTCCACTTTCATCAAATCGCTTCCCCTTCGTGTTGTCGTTCATCTGTTGCAGATTATAGTACAACCGTTTGTTTTTTTCAACCCGCAATCTTCTACAAAATCGGGTGCACAACTTTAGCGGAAACAGCGATTTTGAAAAATCGTTCGACAAGTCCGGCTTAAGGGACTTTTAATATGATATGGTTATCTATCTGGTTAAGGAAAAAGGGAGGCAGGTCGGGTAGTCCTCTTTCCTTTCGTTGTATGGAGGGACTTATACGTGAAGCGGGTATTTCTTTATGCGCGTGTATCAACTGAAGAACAGGCCGTCCATGGGCTGTCCATCGAGGTACAGACCCGTGCTCTGGAGGAGTGGGCAAAGGCTAACGGGCAAAAAGTGGTGGGCACCTATGTAGATGCCGGGATTTCCGCCCGGAAGCCCGCGTCAAAGCGTCCGGCCCTCCAGAAGCTTCTTGCAGACGCCCAGGCCGGGAAAGGCGAACTAATCGTGTTTACCAAGCTGGACCGCTG